CCAAATACTCAGCATCATCAGCTGCGTACAGGGCACGCTGCTTGTGGCCGGGTTCGGGCTTGGTGCTGGCACGCGCAATCTCGAAAGGGATAGCCGTCTCCAGCACCCGTCGGACATAGCCATTATCAAGCACCTCGACGACACTCTTCTTGCTGGGGCGGTCACTGGCTTCCAGACGCTTATCATCCCGCAGAGCGTCCATCGCGCGATGACGCAAGCTACTGCTTCCACCGGGTATCCATCTTGAACGTGCCGCCCACCAATCATCTAGAGTGTCAATTGCAGGACCGCTGACCGCATTGGACACTACTTGATTGGCTGAGCAACGTAGACTTTGATCAAGAATGCGTACCCAGCCACTGAAAGCGGACTCTGGTCTGACGAAAGTTATCTTGGGAACACTCCAACTTCGGCGTTTTCGTAGATCGTCAACCCAGTCCGCTTCCTCTTCTGTCCTGATTGTGACGTTAAACACTTTGCGCATCTGGAATGCGACATCACTGGCCACGTGCCCGAATATGCCAGCCCTTCTCACTAACTCCATTTTGGGTTTGAACACGATGTGCCATCTCTCGATTGGGACAGTGTGCCAATGGGCTGTCAGCACCTCAAGACGTAGGGAGCCGGCGACAGAATGAAGGAACAGCACGGTGGCAGCGACAGCCCAGTCTGGAGAGTTGACGCTCACGGCTTGAATGTGGTCATCATACCCGTCCCATGGTACGGTGCGCCTAACCATCCAGGTAGAGAGTCTGATGGGTGATCCACCCACATGTGGGTTGGGGGGGCGAGGACCCGCGACAGGGCTTAGAATCCGTTCTTCCACGGGGGCCACGATGTCCACCCAATTTAGGTACTGCCGATAGTGCTCTACCCCTGCAGTGCTGGGCTGACATTGTATCATGTACATGCTTACTTGCGCGGGCGATAACCCCTGGAGCCAGGACTTCCACCACTTGGCTCGTGGAAGCGCACTCCCCGGACTGAACCCGCCGAACCGCTGGAGGAGGACGTCGGGCGCTCCGCCTTGGATCCCGTCGTGGAGGTCTTCTTCCCAGTCTTCTTGGCTGTGCGCTCCGGCGATGGTGATGCCTTCCGGACCGTACGTGCCGCCATCACTCGTTCCACACGCTGGATGTCCTCTTCCGAAATACCTTCTGAACGCCAGAGATCGGAGAACCCATCCAGCATCATGGTATCGGGATAAAGTTCCAACATCTGAGCCAAGTGCTTCGACATATCCTCC